ACAATACCGATATTCTTTGTCTCATACACTTTCGACCATGATGCAACAGTTTCCAAAACAGTTCTGTTTGGGTTAACTGTTGATACAGCGTATTTAAGACCAACAGGGTGATAGATGTAATGCAGATCGACTGCCATTGCTTCTTCTAAAGCAAGGATGTCTCTATCTGTCTGAGTTCTTATTGGTGCTTGCTCACCAGTAACAACAGCCCCTTGTGTAAAGAAGAATGTTGAATATTCAGTAGAAGCTCCAGAGCCAGTTGTAGGAATATCATCAGAAACGATAATTCTTAGACCACCAAATGTCTCAACAACATTAGGGCCATCAAAAGCTCTTGTTGTGCTACCAGATGCGGCGGCTGT